GCAAGAAGAGATTGGAGAGCAGTAAACCTATCTCGATATGGCGGTTTATCAGAAGAAGATGCGATTTCCGCATTAAGAGATAAATTGACTCATGAGGCGATGCATACTGCATTAGAATTGCCATTAAATGAATATAATCGCTCAAAAGGCAAAATATATACTGACGCTGCTCACGAATTAGGTGCAGTAACAGGAGAAATTTCTGCCCGTAATGATAGAAGCCCTGATGCGGCAAGGCGACTTCTCAATCAAATGAGTCCTATCAAAAGACCCGTTCCTGCATCAAAGAGAACACGAGCATTAAGAAACATCGCTAGGAAAAACCCATTACTTCGTGCAATCGGTAGAAGGATAACAAGATAAACAAGAGAGATTATTAATTAGTGTAAGAACGCAATATCATGTTAGTTGAACACCCCTGTGATGAATGCGTAGATAATCTTACTCAAAATGACTATGGCGGTTATTACTGTTGTGATGAATGTTTTTTTGAGGTTTTAATTGCCCCTAAGATCGCTGAGAAAAATAAGAAACTCTAAGAAGGAATGTCTATTCATACATTCCATGACCGAATACAAGGACAGGATGATTGATGCTTGTAGTAGTTGCGGTAAAAGAAGGCCAATATGGTCTGGGCCGCCTTATATATGTAAAGGATGTAGTGAAATGAAAAAGTCAAATAATATTTTTGAAAAAGCGTGGATTAATGTAAAGAAAGCCGATTATGTTCCTAGCCACACGCGGAATGCACCTATGAGTGAAAAGAATAAGTGGTGTCAAAAAAGATTTGGCAAAAATTACTCCGATTGTTCAATGGAAGAAAAATTAGCGTGTGAGTCAGTATTGTCTCCAAATGAACCTGTCAAGAAGCGTGATTAAGATGACAGCATTCGACAAGGCTTGGGGTATCGTGAAGAACGATCCTGATGAATTAGCAGATGCACTCCGAAGAGAGGGTTATGAAGTAGAACCGTGGGTTAGAGAACCTATGGCTGTTGATTTTGAAAAAATTAAGGCGGGCGAGCCATGCTATGCTTGCCACATGGATAACGCCCCCGAAATGTGCAAAGGTGCAACTCATTCTTATCATGGGGGGGCAGGTGGCCTATTCACTTACTGCAAACCTCAATTGAACAAAATTATGCAAGACCCTACTATTAGTGGCGATGATTTGTCATGGATTGATGATATTAGGGAGATGTGAAGATGACCGCATTCGACAAGGCTTGGGAGTTCGTAAAGGGCAGTAATTGTGCTACACATAATTGTGAAGATAATTGCACCGAAAAGGATTGGAGTTATTGTGGCAAAAAGGATTGTGCTAGTTGTGGCGGCGGTTGTGGTGATGATGATTGTCGTAAATGCAACCCTGATGCAAAATGGTGATTGAGATGACCGTATTCGACAAGGCTTGGGGTGTCGTGAAAGAAGAGGATGAGTTTGGCACTTCATCATGCGAAGGTGATTGTAATGGTTGCCCAGATCATCCTGATAAATGCAATTGTCAAGGTTGCACCGATGGTGGTTCTAAGAAAGATTGGTGTTGGCGGGCAGGGCGACCCGTTGATGGAGGGGGAAATATTGAGTTTGACAATAAAGGCACTACGCCATTCAACAAATCGTGGGGTGTCGTGAAAAAGGATGACGGCCCTGTAAAGCCGTATCATGGTTCAATGGAAGATATTGATTTCTGCGATATGTGCGTGGGCGACTTTAGCGGTGGGCCATATTATGAAAGGACTTCATCGGGTGCAATTATCTGCCAATTATGTGCAGAAGGCTTGTTGGGGGATAAACCGGGAAGGGTGATTGGATGACGGCATTCGACAAGGCTTGGGATA